GCCGGGGACACCGCCGAGCAGGTGGCGGCGAAGCTGCGGGCCGCTACATACGACTGCGCCCCCTACTCGCCCCAATCGTTCGTTCCGAGCGGTTCTGGCGCGGATTGCATCCTGACCTGCTCCGTGCCCGGACTGAAAACGACCACGGTGTTCGCCGCCGCCTCGACCGGAGTTACGGCGACAGTGGTTAAAACGGTCGCCGGTGCCGGTGGCTACATGCTCAACGATCCCGCCGGGCGAGTCAACACGGCAACGACCGGGGATAAGCTCGCTTCCGTGTCCGGCGTGAAGCCCATCAGCGGCTGGAAGACGTCGCTGACATTGCCCGAAGCGCGTACACTGGCGCACAATCGCGGGGCAGGCTGGGAGGTCATCGACTTCCTTACGGCGTCCGCGTTGCAATTGCTGTACCTCATTGAGTACGCTTCGTTCGACTCGCAGACCACGCTCGGCAACGGTGTTCTGTCGGTGACCGATGACGGCGCGACGAACATGGGCGTGTACACCGGGCAGACTTCCGCGCTGGGAAACGCCAGCGGGTCCGCCACCGGGCAGACGCACTACCAGACCGGACAGGCCGCCAACGAGGTGAGCTACCGTGGCGTGGAGTCGTTCTATGGCAATCTGTGGGAGTGGACCGACGGCATCAACATCAAGGCCGACAGGAACCCGTGGATAGCCGACCATGATTTCGCCAGCGATGTGTTCGCCCACCCGTACGTGGACAGCGGCCTGACGCTGTGCGCGACGAACGGATACGTTACCGACCTCGCGACCGACGCCGATAACGACTACGGCTTCCTGGCATCGTCCGTAAGCGCATCGAACATCAATGTCAAGGATTATTATTATCAGGCAACCGGGAATCGCTCGGCGCTGCGGGGGGGCTATTGGCCCCATGGGACGGCCGGCGGGGCCTTCTATTGGACTCTGGCTACTGCGGCCTCGGGTTCGGCTCGGAGCCTCGGCGCGCGCCTGGCTTTTGTGAACGGGTGACTTGGAGGACAGATAGAAGCAACGAACTGACGATGAGTGGAGGGTACGGAGAGTGACAAACGCAAAAGGCGAGGTATGGACCGCGGCGCTGCGGGGAGGCAATTGGAACAATGGGACGAACAGCAGAGCCTTCTATTGGAATCTGAATAATGCAGCCTCGAATTCGAATCGGAACATCGGCACGCACCTGACTTTGAGGGAATCTATCACGATGAATAATGGTGTGAGACCTCGCCCTGCCCCTTGGCAAAATATGGACCGACCCCCGTCGAACCGTGCTGGTAGCTCGGCCGCAAGGCCCCGTCGAACGCTCGGCGCACCCCACAAAAGGGGGATGATGGGATGAAACGCTACGGCAACCTCTACCCTCAGATATACGACATGGACAACCTGCGCGAGGCGCACCGCAACGCCAGGAAGGGCAAGCTACACTACCGGGACGTGCAGCTGGTGGACCAGGACCCGGAGCGTCATCTGCTGAGCGTGCACAACATGCTCAAGAACAAGCTGTACCGAACTTCACCGTATCACGTCTGGACCAAGCGCGACGGCCCGAAGGACCGGACCATCTACGTCCTGCCCTACTACCCGGACCGCATCGTGCAGTGGGCGATCGTGCAAGTGCTGGAGCCGATATGGATGAGCACATTCATCCCCAACACCTACTCATCGCTCAAGGGCCGCGGGATCCACCAGGGACTGCAGGACCTGCAGCGGATGCTCAAGGAAAGAAAGGGCACCGAGTACTGCCTCAAGTTCGACGTGGAGAAGTTCTACCCGTCGATGGACCACGACGTGCTCAAGGGGCTGATCCGGAGGAAGATCAAGGACCCGGACGTCCTCGGGCTGCTCGACGAGATCGTGGATTCCGTGGGCACGCCTAAGAACGTGCCGATAGGCAATTACCTCTCGCAATACCTGGGCAACATCTACCTGTCCGGGCTGGACCACTGGATCAAAGAGGAGCAGGGGGCGCGGTACTACATGCGATATTGCGACGACGGCGTTGTTCTGTCCGAAAGCAAGCGCTGGCTGCACGAGCTGCGCGAGCGCGTGGCTGAGTATCTGCAGGACCGCCTGAACCTCCGCATGAAGGACAACTGGCAGGTCTTTCCGACCAGGACCAGGGGTATCGACTACCTGGGATACCGGTTCTTCGGGGACCGGCTGCTGTTGCGCGAGCGGACCGCCCGCCAGCTCAAGCGCAAGATGAGGACGTTCCTGGAGCGCGGTACGTACGATGACAAGGTCCGGAGCAGCCTCGCCAGCTACACCGGCTGGTTGGGATGGTGCGACGGGCGAGGCCTCTATGACAAGTACATGCGGCCGGTGAAGGGGATGGAGGGATGGAATTGTTAAGTGGAACAGCAGCATGGCTCAAGCAGACGGTGACCATCTACCCGTATTCCAGCGAGAGCTCGTATGGCGACATAAATTTCGGCTCTGGCGTATCGGTCGCCTGCCGCATCGAGGCGTCGAATGAGCAGCGTTTCGATGAGCGCGGGCGCGTCACGGTCGCCAAGGCCAAGATCACCGTGGACGGCTCGGCATCGGTCACGCGCCGGGATAAGGTCAAGCTCCCCGGGAACGAGACCCTCCCCATAATCGGACTGGACGACGTCCCCGGGCCGGACGGCAACAGCTACCTGAAGGTGATCTATGTCTGAAAAGAGCGCCAACCGCCTGCTAGTGGAGGCATTCCGAAAGGAGCAGGCCGAGAACCGCAAGTTCCGCAAGCTCTCCGACGAGGCCCCGACGGTCCTGGAGAAGGTCCTGTTCCAGGAGGCGTGGCGCATCCTGGGCCGATCGCTCAAGCTCGCCCCCATCGACACCGGGCTTCTCAGGGCGTCCGCGAGGGTCGCAGTCCCGACCAGAGAGGGGAACGTCGTGAGCGTGTCCCTCTCCTACACCACCAACTACGCCTCGTACGTCCACGACCGGACCGATGACGGCACTCCGGAAGGGAATCCGGTGCCGTACAAGGCCCCAGGCACGCAGTCCAAGTTCCTGGACCAGCCGATGGAGGAGGGCTTGGATGAGATGGAGAGGCGCGTGTCCGAGCGCCTGAATATGGAGGTGAGGCGCATTGTTGGTTGATGACATCGCATCGCATCTGCAGACTGCCGGGGTTGGCACTGTGGGCACGGACATCTTCAAGGGCCATATCCCGGACGATGACGCGAGCTCCAGCTACAATGACTGCATCGCACTGTTCCCGCACGGAGGGGATCCGCCCGAGCTCGTGGGAGGTCTTGAGAATCCACGGCTGACCGTGCGTGTGCGCAACACAAGCTACTCCGCGGGCATGAGCAAGGCCAATGCCGTGATGGTCGCCCTGCACACGCTTAACGAGAAGACGCTCAACGGCCACCGGTACCTGTTCGTACGGGCCGTCTCCTCGCTGACGCACCTGGGACGCGATCACCGGGGGCGCAACCTGTTCAGCATTGACTTCATAGCGACCAAGGAGATGGAATCATGACAGCACACAAGCTCAAGGATTGCAGGATATACATGGACGGCCAGGACATGAGCGGGGACCTGAACCGCGTCGGCCTTGAATCGACGGCGGACGAATTGGAGAGCACCACCCTGGACTCGACTGGCTACCAGGAGTTTGTCCCGGGGCTGATCACCACTAAGCTCGATGGCGAGGTGTTCTCGCAACTGGGGGCCGGCCTGATCGAGGAGAAGCTCATGGCCCTGCTCGCAGGGGGGTCCAAGGTGGTCAGCATATACCATCCCGGGCAGGCAGCCGGGGGCATCGGCGAAGGCATGGACGCGGAGGTGATGAGCGTATCGCCGGTGATGACGATGGGCGACCTTGCGCGCATAACGATCAAGGCATCGCGGTCCGGGGGTGCGTTGGTACGGATCACGAGCATGGAGGGGAAGGCCGTCAAGACGGCCAGCGGGACTGGTACCGTCCGTTCCATCGGGGCGGTCTCAGCGGCCCAAGTGCTGCACTCGTTCCTGCAGGTCCTGGGAGCCGAGGGGACGTCCCCTCAGCTCACCGTCGCGATCAAGAGCGACGACGGGGCCGGGTTCAGCAGCCCGACCACGCAGATCACACATTCCATGTTCAGCGCCGTTGGCGCGGAGCACAAGACCAAGGCGGGGGCGATCACAGACACCTACTACCGGGTGGACTGGACCATCTCCGGCACGGACCCGAGCTTCACCTTCGACGTTGGACTGGGGATAGGATGAGGTGAGATGAGAACATGGCGAAATTCAAGATAGCGACACCGCAGATAAGCGTGAACTCGGTCGACTTGACGGTCTACGTCAAGGAGATCTCCGTCAACTGGGAGGCCGATGAGCTGGATACGACCACGTCTGGATCGACTGTCACCAGCAAGGAGTTCCTCCCGGGACTGATGAGCTGGTCCATCGATCTGACCTTCACGCAGGACATGGCCAACGTGGACTCGGTCCTCGCCCCGCTTATGGGCGCTGACCCTTTCCCGGTGGTGTTCCGGGCGAAGGCATCGAGCGTAGGGCCCGACAACCCGAGCTATTCCGGCAACTGCATTCTGCCGAAGTACAGCCCGCTGGGCGGGTCCGTGGGCGACATGGCCACCGCCAAGGTCACCCTGCGCGGGACCGGAGCGCTTGCGAGGGCCACGAGCTGATCATCATGACCGAGCTGAGCAAGTTCGACCCGGCATCTATGCGCGAGCCGCAGCTTCGCAGCATGGAGGTAGAGGGCGTGGGCGTGATCACGTACGCCCCCCTGAGCACGGCCGACTACATCGAGGTGCGCAAGATGTCGGCGATCACCGACGATGAGATGCTGCAGCAGGGGGCGGAGATAGCATACCGCATGCTCAAGCCCGCCTGCCCCGAGCTGGTGCGGGAAGACATGATGAAGTGGCCGATGGACACGCTCATGAAGGTCATAGGCGCGTTGGCCGAGGCCGTGGATTTTCGGGGAACGAAGCCCGGAAATACATCTGGACCTCCGACGATGCAGCCGCCTTCTGGCTTGTCTGCCGCGAATGGCGCAGATTCCCCCACGAAGTGATGGAGCTGCCGCTCGATGAGTACAGCTTCATGTTGGCGGGGATGGAGTGGCACATCAAGAAGCGCGAGGAGGCGATGAAGGATGCCTGAGATAGTATGGGACCTCAAAGCAAGGGACGAAGCTTCGACTGTCATTGACAAGGTGCAGGGCAAGATGAACGGGCTGCGGGGGAGCTACTCCTCGGCGGTACGCTCACCGGGCCTGCAGCAGTTCCAGCAGAAGCCCTCGCAGGGCCGCGGCGGAGGCTCTGGCGGGATGAGCGGCATATTGGGAAGCGGGAAGATCGGGGCGGGGGCTGGGATAACCATCATCGCCCAGGCCGCTCTGCAGGCATTGCAGAAGATATGGAAGGTGCTGAACGAGGCTTCGCCATACCTCCAGGCGGTCAGCCAGCAGTTCAAGACCGCCATGAACATCTACCTGCGACCGATGGGCGATGCGATAGCCAAGATGCTCCAGCCCATGTCGGAGCGAGAGATCGAGAGGGCCGAGGACCGCGCCCGGCTGTTCGAGCAGATGGAGCAGGATTGGGGGCCGGTCGCCGTCATCCTGGGCACCGTGGGGTTCGCCCTCTACGACGTGAAGGCGGCGTTGTGGGAGTTCAATTACGGGGTATGGAACGCCCTATCCAAGGTGTACCTGTGGCCGATGGACAAGCTGGGCGATCTGCTGGGCGTAGATCTGCCCGGTTCGCTGACCGAGCTGTTGGACCAGATGTTCGGCATCAAGGGCGGGTTCGCCGGGATACAGGAGTTCTTCGAGAAGGGGCTCCCGGAGAAGCTGGGCCAGATGGGCGAGAACTTCAAGACCAATTTCATGGCCGGGGTGGACCAGATCGTGAGCTTCTTTGGTACGGTCGGTGATGCCCTGAAAAGCACCCTGACCAACGCCCTGAGCACCATCGGTTCAACGCTGAGCGGGTTCGGTTCATGGCTTTGGAGCGGGATAACCAGCGCATTGAGCGGAGCGTGGAGCACCATATCCGGCTTCGGTACCTGGATATACAACTCTCTCAAGAACGCCCTGGGAGGGATCGGGAACGATGCGTACAAGGCGTTCCATAACGCCATAGCGTCGTTGCTCAACAGCATAGCGAACATCGAGCTGCCCCTGGTGGGCAAGCCGTTCAAGGGGCTGATAGGCACGATCCCAATGCTGGCCTCGGGCGGTATCGTTACCCGGCCGACCTTAGCCATGATCGGGGAGCGGGGAGCTGAAGCGGTCATCCCGCTGAACACGGCTGGACAGTTCGGGATGGGCCAAGGTCAGCAAGTGACCATCAACGTGAACGCCCCCATCTACGGGGTGACGGACCTGGAGCGGACCATCAAGGACCTCATGAGCCGAGAGCAGATGGGATACTCGGGGTACAGGTGATCGCATGGCATACACCATAACGTCCTACGAGAAGCGAGGTTCGGGGAAGATTTCGATGGCCGGGACCACCCAGGTGACGGCTAACACGGCCCGAGCGTTCAGGAACGTGGCCGTGGGAGCCACCATCAAGTCCGCCTCGATAGGCGCGGGAGGCTCGGCCACCGTCACCGCCAAGACCGACGAAACGCACATCAACGTGAGCGCGGTAGACACCTTCGCCGCGGAGGATTGGACGTACATCAATCCCGCTTTGGAGCTGAGCGGGTACTACTACATCAAGCACTCCAAGAGCGATAAGCCGACCATTACCCCGCTAGTGCTGAAGGACTCGGACAGTTCCTACGGTTCGGTCGGGGCTGGAGTCGCTCGGGACATTCAGCTGTCCGGGTGGATCGCCAACGCCACCCTGGCTGATCGGGAGAAGAACGTCGCCATCCTGGAGTCCCTGACGGACGGGACGCAGACCCGGTACGGGACCTGTCAGTTCACCGACGAGTCCCCGGCCCGGACCAGCTACGTGTACGTCACCAGTATCAGCTGGCAGAACGGGCGAGACAAGCCCAAGTGGCTGGACGTGATGATAAACATGACCGAAGTTAAGAACCGTGGGAGCCTGAGCTGATGGTCTATAACCTGACCAAGTTCCAGCACTATGACGGGACGACCACCTCAGACATAATGCCGTCCCTGGTGCGGTTCGAGTGCGTCAATGGGGTGTTACCGGAGATGGGGAGCCTGACCGTCGTCCTTAACGCCCCGGTGCTAGACACCAGCGGAAACACGATAACCCTGGACAGGGGAGACGTCCTATGGCCGTATTTCTACCAGGCCGCGGCGTACGGCATACCTACCGGGTGGGCTTGCCCTATGGCCGGGTACGTCACCGACATAAAGCAAGAGGGCGACACCCTGACCATAACCGCCGAGTCCCTGGTGACTCCGCTGCTCCGGTCCACCTTCAGCGGGAGCTATACCGCCAACCCGTACGCCTATTCGATTCTTACGGACATAGTGGACGGTTACACCCCGCCGATCTCGCACGAGGTCTATCAGTTCTTCGCATTGTATCGTCCTGCATACGGGGCAGCACAGATACCCATCGACCAAAGGATCGACAATGTGAGCTTCGACAAGACCCAGGTGGCGGCCATCTATCAGTATTTCTCGGAGTTCCCGGCCAGCGCATCACTGGCCAATGTGCTAAGTACGGCGTTCGCTTATTACTACATCAAGGATTCGGCGCCCAATCTACCCCTTGGCATGGGCATACAATGGTCCGGGTACGGCAACCATCCAATCTCCGCCTCACAGCTCACTTACGATAACTATCTGCTGTCAATGGTCCAATGGAAGGACTCCGCCGAGTCCGTACTCAACGACGTTACCATCAAGACCAAGGGCACCGGGCTTTATCAGAAGACCGATGCAGCGTCCATCGCCGCCCACGGGCAACGTGCTACTACGCTCTACCGTCCCATGTACACGGACGTGACCTACGCCCAGGTCCATGCCGACACGATGGTGGCCGCCCTCAAGGACCCCAAGGTGCGATGCTCGGCCACGCTGGACGCCAACGCGCTGATCCACCGCGAAGCCACCGGGCTAAATTGGGTGTTCCAGATCGTCGATGACGTGGCTGGAAGGACCGAGGATGTGGTCCTGTCCAAGTTCACCCTCCGCTGGCCGGAGATGATCGCCGAGTGCGAGTTCGACAACGCCGCCATATCGCTGAACCGAGCCGGGATCAGGATGGACAACCGAGTGACCAACCTGGAGGCCGCCGTTCCAAATCAGGAATTGGACACCACCAGCTCGCCGTCCTTCGCCCTGCTGAACCTCGCCAGCGGAAACGGCACTGCCACCTTCGGCCCCATAAATTCGTCGTTCTGCCACGTCTATACGGATCGGCCCGCTTTCGTGTTCGACAAATCCATATCATGCAATCCGGCCAGCGGTTTAGACCTGGGCCTGTCGAACAGGTATTGGCGAAGTCTTTACATGAACGGCAACCTGATGATGAACGGGTCCGTGCTGGCCGATGCGTCCAAGAACATCGCCGCAACCAACGTAACCCTCGGATC